GGTCCGGTCGAAATGAACCAGCATGCCGTGGCTGACGAAGTCGGTAAAGTATTGGATCGGGAGATCAAGTACGTCGCGATAACACTGGATCAGTACCGCAAGGAAATGCAAAGCGATGGCCTACAGCCTTTCCTCATTCAGCATCTGCTGGAAGTTGCCAAGGACTACCAGCACGGCGTGTTCGAGGGCGAGGATTTCATCATTGGTGAAGTCACCGGACAGCCACCGATGACTGTTCAAGCGTTTGTAAACTTGCACAAGGAGCTATTTAACAGATAAGCCTGGTCGCTTGGCGGCAAATAGCCAGTGTTTGGTCGGTTGTTGTTCGTCGCGCAACGGGTTGCAATCGGCTGAGGCTGCGCAATAAGGGGTTCAATGCGACAGGCGACCAGACCGAATTTCGAATCGCGCGTCACGCTCAAATCCATATTTTCAGATACATATCAGATGCAAACTACGCGCGTGCCTTGCAATTTAGACGAACAGCTTTCTTCACTCGCAGCAGTCAATTGCATCTCCACTTCCCAAGGATTCGATAAGACGGCGCGTTGCCGCGCCGGCCGGAGCGACAGGCTCATTAGTGAATGATTGAGCGATGTGCTTTTTCAATGCGGCCTTCTGCACAAAGACTGGAGTCTCCCCTTGCGCAGGATCAGCGGGCGGCGGCGCAGCCATGTTAGTCGGCTCGTATTGAGCTGCGACGTGGCTGCAACATCGCCCTGAAGCCGATCCTGTTGTGGCGAGCAGCGACGGCAGCCTAGTTCGGCTCGGTGGTGTCGCGGATCAACGCTTCGGTGGCCAGCACGTCGACCTGCTTGCCGTTGGGGGACAGGACCAGTCGACGGCTCTCCTTGAGCCAGGTGATGTAACTCGATGACCCGCCGATGGCACGGCGAAGTCGCTCTTGGACAGGCACGTGGCTGCGGTCATAAGCCCTCCTTTTCAGCGGTTTTCAATGAGTCCTTTCAGATTTCAATGATTGAAATTTCAGTAAGCTGGCGGGACTCCCTCTAACACAATCCCGCGGGTTTCCGACCCCGTGTCCTTTGAAAGTCCCCAGGGTCCCCGGCACTTTTGTGCGGAGGGCTGCAAATCCATGACTCTCTACTAGTATTTGCAGACGCTTTTTCAAATGGAGAGATGGCATGGAAATGATTGCCGTGCGTTCCGATGCAATCACCGCCGTTGGCTACGATCCAAGCACGAAACGGATGAGGATCTGTTTTCAACAAGGCCACACTTACGACTTCTGCAACGTCCCCCTAGACGTATATAACGGGTTGATAGCGGCTGTATCCAAGGGTTCGTATTACAACCAGCACATACGTGATCGTTATCAGTGCTGAGTGATGTCTTGCACTTGGAAAGACGGACATCCCTGCGAAGGTTTCAGCTAGAGAGATTCCGCGAGTTCGATAACCCGTGTAGGGGGCGGCCTTCAGGGAGGACCCGTAAAAATCGGCGCCCTCCCGGGCCTGCCCGGCTCATGCCTTCGGCTCGGCCTCGCTCAGGTCCAGCCGCTTGGCCACCCAGCGCTCGTACAAGCCGATGGCGACATCGGCGCCGGCCATCGCAGTCAGGCAACCGAGGGCGCCGGCTGTCCAGATCGACAGGCCCGCACCGAACAGCAACATCATCGCTGACACGCCGCACACGATGCAGGCACCGGACCGAAGTGCGAGGCGGCGCAACAATGCCCAGCCTCTCGCCCCGTCCTTGTCGGCGCGCCACATCTCGCCGGACACACCGCCAACCAATGACAGGGCAATCACCAACCAGATCGGCATCTCTGCCAGTGCCTGTTGCTCGTTCGTCATTGCCCTGCCCCTTAAACAAAAAGACCCGGCGCAATGGCCGGGTCAGGTGGTGGGTGGCCTGCCGCGCTTTGCGGTCGCACCCATCGAAGATGGCCCCTTTTTACAGGTCGATTCTGGTGGCAGCAAGGCCGTTTTAATGCCATCCAGTGAATGTGTGGGTTACGCCCGGTGAACAGCTGGCGAATGTCGGTGAATATCTATCCCGGCTGTCTTTTGCTTTTCTGGCGTCCCATGCGTCCCACCTCTCTAAAACAAGGTGGGACGTCTGAAAGCCCCGTAGATTGGGGCTTAGCCCCACCGTCCTACTTTTAACTCTCCTTTCTCGTGTATAGAGAGAATATTTAAAAACACGCGTGCGCGTGAACACGCGCATTGATGCCCGCTACGCATACACGGGCGGGAGGCATGAAAAAGGTGGGACGGTGGGACAGCCCAACAACGACGGGGCCTGCGCCCGTCCCACCACCGCAAAAAGCAGTGGGACGGAGGCAGGCCAGTGGGACGGCGTGAGCCAGAGTAATGCCCACGTTCAAGCCGCTTCCCCCAAGAGGAAGTGCTCGACCACGATGTGAGCGTCATGTAGGCGCTGGTAGTAAAGATTGCGTGTGCAGCCACTCTCGGCCAGACGCGCAGTCAAAGGCGCATCAGGCTGGAAGTAATGCACCTGCACCACCGTCTTCAACTCGGGATCGAGGCGTTTCTTGACGATACGCTCGATGTCCAGAGAGGCTTCCAGCGGCACCCTGCTCCCACGCCTGCCGCGCACGAGCTGGCCACCGCTCTCCATCATCATGGCGACCATATTGCCGCCCGAGTAACCGGCGGCCACCTCGTCGCTGTGCAGCTCCTGCGCCCATTGTTTGAGAGCCATATCGATCGCTTTAATCATCGAAGCACGGCTCCTCAAACTCCGGTTGTTCCAGCACAGGCGCCCTGCCCCAACCATCCGGTTTCTTGTAGGCCCAGGGCCGCTGGCCGCTCTTGCTCAAGGCGCCCAAACGGAAACGTCGCCAGCCCAGTCGATGGAGGATCGCTCCCACGCGCATCTGCTCGGGTTTGCCCCAATGACCGGGATCGAGCTTGAGCGCCTGACTCATCACTTCACTGCCGGTAGTGGTCTCGCCGATCTGCGACTCTTCGAGCCAGGTCAGGATGGGCGTTTCCCATTCGTCCACCACAAAGCGTTCGTCCTGTTCCTCGCTGAACATCGGCGCTTCCTCTCGCGTTACCCACCAGAGATCGCCGGCCTCAAAGCAAAACATCGCTTCGGCCCACAGCTGGTCGCGGATCTCGCGCAGCAACGCCACGTCGACCTTGGTACATGCCACCGGCCAATAACGGCGGTTACCAGTGGCGTCCTTGAGGTACTCGTCCTGGTTGGTGGTACCGACGAAAACACACTGGCGTGGCACGTCCAATGTTCTGCGGCCATAGCTTTCGCGGTAGGTGTCGGTGGACGCCGAGAAGAACTGCTTAGCCTTGGTACTCTCAGCCTTGTTAAAGCTGTCCAGCTCGCCGAGCTCGACAATCCACTTACCGCGAATCGCCTGAAAGCCATCCTTGTCACCGAGGGCAAACGGCGTGTCCATGAACCACTCACCGCCGAGCACGCTCATGGCGGTCGACTTACCGGCGCCCTGCACGCCTTCGAGGATCATCACCGAGTCAGCCTTGCAGCCGGGCTTCATCACCCGCGCCACGGCCGAGATCATCCAGCGCTTGCCGACCTTGGAGGTGTAATCCGTTGCCTTCACCCCCATGACATCCGTCAGCCAACGCTCCAGGCGCGGCACACGATCCCATTCGAGTTTCTTCAGGTACTCACGCACCGGGTGAAATGCGTGATCGTGGGCCACGACACTGACGGCCTCAATCACGTGCGAGGACTTCACGCGCAGGTTGTACTGCTGCGCGAGCCATTTCATCACGCGCACATCATCGATGTCGGCCCACTCGCCGGTGCCACCGCCATAAGGCGCCGCACGCAGCTTGACGATCTTCGAGCTGAAGGCGCAGTAGCTGATCACCCCGGCCCAGCGTTCGTCGTGAGCCAGGATCAGTTCGACATTCTGCATGTGCGCGATCAAGGCGCCGCTTTCACTGCGAGCCAACTGATCTTTCCAGCCACCGGCTGCCGGTGGGCGGACCACCGCGAGGACTTGTCGGCGAACCGCGTCGAGGCCTTCGGCGACGTGCAGATCGTTGAAGTCGGTCCACTTGTCGTGACGTTCAATCGAGAAGATCGGCGCAACGACCTGGGCACCGACGATCAGCGCGGCGTTGCTAGCCTTCTCCTCACCCGGGTTCCACGCATCGCCGTTGGGCTTGGTGGTCTTCCAGTCGTCATCGCGGCAGATGATCAGCGGGCAACCGGCGAAGCGCTCGCGCATGACCTTGCACACGGCCAACAGGTTGCCCGCATCGAAGGCTACGGCCACAGCGAGCGAGGTCGCCATGTGCAGGCTGGCGCCGGTGGCGTAACCTTCACAAACCAGCACCGGTTCGCCCGGTACTGGGTGCGGACCGAGCAGGTGGAAAGTGCCCTCCTTTGCCATCCCGTAAGGCCAGTAGGATTTGTCGCGGCCGGTGTCTTCCTGCTTGTTTGGAAAGATCACCTGAAGGCCCATGATCTGATCACGGGCATTGTTCATCGGCACCAGTACCGCACCGGTGCGCGGCGCGTAACGCACTTTGATACCAACGATCTGCTTACGGTCCAGGTAGTCGCTTCGGCCGGTGGTCGGCATGCGCTCGAACAAACCCTGCGCCCTTTTCGCGGCCCGCCGCGCAGCGTTACTCGCGATTTCGGCAGCGCGGCGCTTAGCTTCTTCTTGGCGGGCGCGCATCACTTCACGCTCTTCAGGCGACATGCGGCCGGCCTTGACCTTGATCTTCTGCGTCTCGCCCGAACGCCAGTCACCGAAGGCGCCAAAGATCAGGGTGTCGCCCTTCTCCGTGCGCTGCTCGTGGACCACGTACCAGCCGTTCTTTTCCTTGCCCTTGTCCTGCGATGTCTTGCAGCGGGTCAGCTTGCCGAACACCAGCGGTTGCGCTGGCTCCAGACCGTAATCGGCGAATTGCCCCAACACCTCATCGAGCATGCTGAATCCCCCGCTCAGAAAGGGACTGGCAGCTGATGCATTGCGAGCAACCCGGCTGGGCCAGTCGGCGTGCTTCCGGAATCGGATCGTCACAGGCTTCACAGAACAGCAAAGAATGGGCAGCGCTTTCTGCTTTGGCAGCGCTGCGCGCAGCCATGGCCTGATCGATGCGTTCCTGCACCAGATCATTGGCGAAATCGGCGATGTCAGCCACGATCAGCGCCTCGCGTCGTCTGGTTGACGTAGGTGGCGCGGTTGAACAAACCCAGCAGCCCTTGGATGCCCCGGAACACCTGCAGGCGAATCGCGGCGAGTTCCTGATCGGTGACGACACCGTCGCCGATGCTCTTGGCCCAGGTCTCGGCGAGATCCGCGACTTGGCGGAAGTATTCGGCGATGCCGGTGGTGAGAGTCTCGGGCATGTCGTTGGTATAGGTGTCGGCTAGCTCCTGCCAGATCGTGTCACCGACCAGCGCATGCACAGCATCGAGAATGCGGCGATCCTTGGTCAGTTCGAGGATCTCACCAAACTCCTGAATGTTGATGGAGTGGCTCGGGTGGGTTGGCGACAGCTTGTGCTGCAGCGTGGTCGGGTTGCGGCCAGTGGTGGCTGCGATGGCAGCAGCGCCGCCCGGGTAATCGCGAGCGGCGTGGTACAGCGCTAAATCGAGCGGCAGGATTTCCCGCTGCGCCCGTTCCAGAGAACTCAGAGCGATACGGCTCATGGCATTAATCCTAAAAGTTGCCAGTGCCGCGCGACAGAAGTTGGTGATACATTTGCCGCGTGGTCTGGAGAGGCCCAAAGCCGGCTAGGTTCGTAAGACCAACACCGGCACCGTGCCGGGGCGAACAATCCGTTGTTCACCCCTGGCGCAACAGCTGCCAGCTCTGTGGTAAGAACGGCAGCAACACCAAGGCTTCCGAGCCTTGGAAAACGCGATGAAGGTTGGCGGCATGTGGTGTGCTCGCCTTCTGACATCACGACCCGATAGCATTGTGGTGATGCTGTCGGGAGAAACTGGGCGACCCTTGGGTCGCCTTTTTTCTATGCAGCGTTTTCTACTCTGTGATTAGCTGGTGCCTGTGTTCGCAGATATTGCCAATCAATGTCTGGCCTTAACGACTCACACGTCACACGACTGCCGCTATGCCGATCAATCGAAATGGATAAAGCTGCGTTCGCTCGACGATTGCCATAAGCAACCTGCTTTAATTGGCCGACTGAGGTATTACATCGAGAGGCAAAGGTCTTGAGCTGTACGTCGTCTAGGATCTTTATGTATTCGAGAAGCGTCATTGCTAACCCCCTATTCAACACAAGATTAGCAACTGCTAATCCGGTCCGCAATAGCAAAACGTAATTTACATTTTGCTAACGGAGCACGGATGATTCCCTATATGAATATCTACGAAAAACGCCTCACGATTCTTAAAGCCCTGATTGGTGAAAACCAACTCAAGGACTTTGCCGGAGCGCATGCAGATGTGGACGCTTCGTACATTTCTCAGATCCTAAACGGGCACCGGACATTGGGTGACCGAGCTGCCACGAACCTTGCAAAAAAGCTCGCAATTCCTGCTGATTTGCTTACGACGGGAACCTACTCCGCCGAAGACCAGCATCAAATCACCGCCGCTTGGATCGCTCTTGGCCTGAAGCCTCCAGTTTTGCCCCACCCCGCGTTCTTCAATGCAACCATCAACGAAACCGCCCTTAGAACAGCTGAAGAGCGGGAAGCAAGCGAGCACCGGCGCCCTGCTCCAGTACCCGTAGTGGGAAAGGCTATGTTGGGTACTGATGGCTACTTCGACGCACTTGAATATCCTCCAGGTCATGGCGATGGATATTTGGAAATTATCAGTTCCGATCCCGATGCGTATGGCTTGAAAGTCGTGGGAAGCAGCATGCATCCACGCATCAAAAACGGAGAGTTTGTGCTCATTGAACCGAATCATGCTTATCAGACTGGCGATGAGGTCCTCGTGCGGACCACCGATGGTAGGGCAATGGTGAAAGAGTTCATTTATCGCCGGGACGGTCAACTCCGGTTCGATAGCATTAACGACAGCTACCCTCCTATCTTCCTGGAGGAAAAGCTCGTCGAGAAAATCCATTACGTAGGGGCTATCTTAAAGCCGTCAAAGTACCTTGAGATCTGAAATTTAGCATTTGCTATTGCGAAATGAATTAGCTGTCGCTAATTTGCACTCACTCTTTAACCACAGAGCGA